ACAGAAGGTGATTGGGTGCCACGAAAGGCAGCCGAATCTCGATATCCCTTAACATTTCAAGGAAAAAATCAATTTGTAAGACGTATTAACACAGGTAACGCCGCATCTAATTACTTTCAACAAGCAAATCGTTGGAGTGTAGATGGAACGGTCTCGCCTGGGCCATACCGTACTTGGAATAACCCTGATTTTATGTTCTCACTTATGGGTGGATTATATACCTTAAAGTTTGATGAAATTACCAAAAACACACTAAGAACTTGCTTATCCCTACGAAAGTATATTTGTTCGCAATTTAAACCAAATGTTGCAAAAGTATTATATGATTACGTTGAAGCAAAAAACGTATTAGATATTTCTGCAGGATGGGGTGATAGATTATGTGGTTTTTATGCATCTGAATTTGGAGAACATTTTGTGGGTATAGACCCTCGTACTGAAAATCATCCAATTTATAGAGAACAAGCAGATTTTTACGAAAAACATAATGGATTTTTTGAAACCAAAAAGAAATCAACCTTTTATGAATCCCCTGCTGAAGATTTAGATTTGAGTGAGTATAAAGAATATTTTGATATTGTATTCAGCTCACCTCCATATTTCAACGTAGAGAGATATTCATACGATGATACTCAAAGTTGGGTTCGATATAAAACAATCGATGAATGGAATAAAAACTTCTTACATAAGACAATTGCTAATGTTTGGCCTACTATTAAAAAAGGTGGTTACTTAGCAGTGAACATTGCAGATGTCTACGCATCATCAAAAGGTGATGGTAAAGGACAACAAGAAATTACCAACCCTATGAACGATTTTATCTCCACTTTAGAAGGTGCAGAGTATCAAGGGTGTTTGGGTATGGAAATGGCCAAAAGACCGGGTTCTGCCGGGGCAGGAATGATTATAGATGGTGATGAAGAAAGATATTCCGAAGAAGAATTGAAAAAGAACGAAGAAGCCAAAGATAAAACATTCTGTGAGCCGATATGGATATTTCGTAAAATGTAATTAAATGCAAATAGAATTATCACATTCAATCAAAAATGATAAATACACACAATATGTGTATGATACATTTGATATTCAAAACAAAGAGGAAACGAGAGTAATTATTCCAATGGATATTTCATCTCTAAACTCATTTGATTGGAATATTGGTGTCATTTATGGTAGCAGTGGTAGTGGTAAATCTACTATATTAAAAGAATTAGGTGGTATCAATAAAATTCAGTTTGATAGTGAAAAATCATTAATTTCAAATTTTGATTGGTTAGAACCGAGTGAAGCAGGAAAGGTTTTAACATCAATGGGATTATCATCCATACCAACATGGTTACGTCCTTTTCACTTATTAAGTAACGGAGAACAATATAGAGCTGAATTAGCATATTTAGTTTCTTCTGCAAAAGATGGCGATACTATTTTAATAGATGAATATACATCAGTAGTAGATAGAGATGTTGCAAAGGCAATGTCGTTTGCATTACAAAAATATATTCGTAGAGAAAATAAAAAGATTATTCTAGCATCGTGTCATAACGATATAATGCAGTGGTTGATGCCTGATTGGACACTTTCACCCCAAAAAGGAGGCACACTCGAAAGAGGTGAATGGCTTCGGCAAGGAAGACCAAACATCGAACTTCAAATTAGTAGGGTTGAACCTAAAGCTTGGGATTTCTTCAAAAAACATCATTATCTAACAGAAAATGTAAATAACACTTACATTTTTTTATTGTTTGAATGGAATGGTAACCCCGTTGCAATAAATGTAATTGGAAGACATATTGGTAGAAATAGTGTAGAAAAATCTTTTAGAGAAAGCAGGATTGTAGTTAATCCAGATTATCAAGGAATGGGTATTGGTAGTAAAGTATCTGAATTTTGTGCAGGAATTATAAAAAATACTAATGCAAAATATTATACTAAAACAGTAAATCCTGCATTAGGTGAATATAGAGAAAATAATCCAAATTGGAAACCAACACCATTTAATGGTAAAATCCGAACTGATAAAAATTTACAAAAAAATGCATATACAATGTTGAAATTAAGAGCATCATATTGTCATGAATATGTTGGAAACCCAATAGAAGGATATGATGAATTATTACAACCTATTTCAGAAATGCGTAATAATAATATTGTAAATAAAAAAATGTTAAATAAATTTTTTCAATTTTAGTTTGGAAATGTTAAAAAAATATAGTATCTTTGTTAGGATACTAAAACTATAAATAAAATAATATGACAGTAATTGAAGCAACATCTCCCGGCGATGCATGGGTAAAGGTATCTAAACATCTTATTGCAAACGGAGTAAAAGTAGGTGATTTAACCGAAGAATTAAATGTGATGACTGAAATCACAGAATTTCAATCTGATGATTGGTTTGACCCTCATTTTAGAGAAATTATGGGTGATGATAGAATTGATTATGCAAAGACCGTAACATTCTTAGAACCACAACCATTTGTTTCAGATAGTCCATTTTTTCAAGCAGAAGAAGGATTGGAATATAAATTTATCAAAGATAAATGGAGTGATTCATATTGGGGTAGAATGGTTGCATGGCAAGGAACATTCAATCAGGTAGAAAACGTAATTAAAATCTTAAAAACTGGTAAAGCAGTTAAAAGATGTGAATTGATTATCTTTGACCCGAGTAGAGATGCTAGAAATCCATACTCACAACCTTGTATGTTAGCAATTGATATTAAACCTCGTAATGGTAAAATCTACCTAACATCAATCATTCGTTCAAATAGAGTATCGAAATCAGGTTATGCAGATTATACTGCGTTAGTTGAGATGGGTAAATTCTTAGCGAAAGAAAGTAATATGGAATTAGGAAAGGTATCAGTTTTAGCATGTTCTTGTCATATCGGTAAGATGAATGATGAAACTAAAAAAACTCATAAGTTATTAGAAGTATTAAATAGATAATATGTGTGGAATCGTAGCAACCATAGGTTATAATAAAGAAGATGTCAATGAAATGCTTGAAACTATCGAACATCGTGGTAGAGATAATCGCGGTATTAGAGAATTTAAGTATGGAGATAAACATATTATTTTAGGTCATAATCGTTTATCAATTAATGATACATCTCCATTAGGTAATCAACCGATGGAATACGATGGTGTTCAATTAGTTGTAAATGGTGAGATTTGGAATTACCCAACGTTGCGTAAAGAATACGAAGAACGTGGGTATGTATTCAAATCTAATTCAGATTCAGAAATTATTCTATTTTTATATAAAGAAGGTGAATTAAAAAGATTAGATGGAATGTTTTCATTCATCATCTACGATAATAATAAATTGATATTATCAAGAGATTGGGTTGGTAAATTACCACTTTACATCTATAATACAAACCAATATATTGTAGCAAGTGAATTGAAAGCAATTACTACTCAGCATAAAACTTCGGATATTAAATTTGTTCCAAAAAATAGTTTAGTTGAAATTGATTTAGATACTGATAAACTTACTATTCATTCTAATTATTATTTCCAATTTTCATCCGAACCAACGAAAGTTGAATCACATGATGAGGTTAGAGATACTACTTTTAAATTATTAGAACGTGCGGTAGATAAAAGATTATTGGCAGATGTTCCGATTGCAACATCTTTGAGTGGTGGTATTGATTCTGCAGTTATTACTTATTTACTTTCACAACGAATTCCTAACTTAAAAGCATATACCATTGCATTTGATGAAACCTCAAAAGATTTACAAAAGGCAAGAGTATGTGCAAAGTATTTAGGAGTAGAATTGATTGAGGTATTCGTGCCTAAAAACGATGAGATAATCAAACAAAGATTCTTAGATTCAATTAAAGTAATTGAATACCCATCAACCGTTCAAATGGAAGTAGGTATTTTACAATCATTCATTGCAGAACAAATGGCAAGTGATGGAATCAAAGTAGCATTTAGTGGTGAGGGTAGTGATGAATCATATGGTTCATATGGAACTTTTCGTATGTTCAGTAAGAAACCAGATTGGAGTGATGTCCGTAAAAAATTATTTGAAAAACAATACTACGGAAATTTACTAAGAGGAAATACTATCTTTATGAATTATGGAACAATCGAATTAAGATGTCCATTCTTTGATACTGATTTCTTAAACTATACTACGAACTTAACTGATGAATTTCTTTGTAAAGGTGGACAATGGAAATTACCACTTGCAAATGCATTTAGAGGAAAATTACCAGATGAGATATTAGACCAAGAAAAGAGGGCATTCCAAAAAGGAACTAACTTTAAACAATACATAGAAGAAATTATCTTAAATGACCCGAATATCAATTTTAAGAATAGAAAAAAAATGATTAACGTTATCGGTGATAATTTTGAAAAAATACATGGATTCTCTCATAGAAAAATGAAAGGAGAATTAACATCAAACGCAGGAGGGATATACCAATGGATTTAGGATTGAAAGGATTGAACGAAGATACTCCATTAGAACTTTACCATATTAAAGGTAGAGAAGTGTGGGTAAAAAGAGATGATTTGATGGGTGATGGACAACTATTACCTCCGTGGGGAAAAGTAGCAGCATTATACGAATTAGTAAAAAAGTATGTAGATAAATCTAAACCATTAACCCACCTTTCAGTAGATGGAAGTTGGACAGGTTGGGCACTAGCAGCAATTTGTGAAGATTTGGATATCGAATTTCATGTATCATATCCTGATTCAAAGAAAATCTCACAAGAATATTTGAGTATGATTAAGGAAATGTTTCCAAAGGTTCATATGAATCCAATCAGACCCAATATGATGCAAATTATGTATAATTCACTAAAGAAGATAGCATCTGAAAATGGATGGCAAATGCTACCTTACGCTTTTGACCACGATTTCTACAAAGATTACCTTGCAGATAGAATTCAACCATTTACACATTTTGATAATTTAGTTGTATCATCGGGTAGTGGTGTGACCTTAGCAGGTTTAGTAAGAGGTTATTATAGAGAAGAATTAAAAGAATTTTTTCCAAAAGTAAAGAGAAAAGTTTGGACAACGTGTGTATCATCTGAAAGTTCAATTAACAAAACACTTAAACGAAGTGGTATTCCAATTCCATTAAATATAAGAAAATCAGAATATCTTTTTGAGGATAGATTGGAAGGCTATTCAGCACCATTCCCTTGTAATCAATTTTGGGATATTAAACAATGGAAGTGGTTAGAAGAAAACATTGATGAAATTGAAGGAACTATTTTATTTTGGAATGTTGGTGGAATTTATAAATTTTAAAAAATAAATACCTTTTTATTTGGAAATGTAAAAAATTATTTGTATATTTGGATATAAGATTAAGAGATATAAAACTTAAAATAAATGGAAAAATTTAAAACAGGATTAGGGTATTTAACTTCAGATGAACTAACATTAAATGTAGGTGGAAAGACAATTAGACAACGTTTACAAGTCAAACAAGGATTTGATATTCGTATGTATCGTGGCGAGCCTAATAAAAACAATGGTATGTCTTTGGCTGATTTAACAATGGGTAAGTGTGATAAAATTGATACTATCAATTTTGAAAATATTTCAAATAAAATAGTAATACCAACTAGATTTCAAAGAAAATTTGTTAAAGACCTCAAAGGTAAACAATCAATCATTAAGGCAATATTTAACAATCAATTAACAAATCCCTTATATTTTTCATATCGTAGAGAAGAGGATATTTTAGAAATTATAGATGGTCAACAACGCTGGTCTACATTAATAAAATTTATTACAAACGAATTTGCGTTAGGTAAAGGAACTTTTATTACCGGCAAATTTAAATTAAAAGTAGATATTTCCGGATTAACCTATAAACAAATCGTAGAAGAACTTCCTAATGGTAAGGAATTAATCGAAGATGTATTTTATTCAACATATTTACCAGTTGTATTATATGAGGGAACTGAAGAAGAAATTAGACAATTATTTAAAGATTTGAATACTGGTTCCACTAATTTAGTGAATATCGAAATTTTATTAGCAACCGAATCAGCGTTATACGAACAAGCACGAAAATGGAATGATACTATCAATTTTGATAAAGTTGGAATTGAAACTAATAGATTTACGGCAGCTGATTTAATTCTTAGATTGTATTATTATTATAAAATTGGTCCAAAAAAAGTAAATAAAAAAGATTTGGAATCCCTTTGTAAATCATCATTAGATTTAAAATTTACTAAGACTATAAATGATATCGATAAATTCATTGAAGCAATACCACCAACTGCAGTTAAAGAATATGGTAAAGGTTCAATTCGTTTATTAATGTATATTTTAATTGATTTACGAAAAGAGTATGATGTATTGATTACTGATTATGATAAATTATTTGTATATTTTAATACAATGTATAAATATTTTATGAAATCAAAAGGTAAAGTTACTATCGGAGTTAAAGAATCGTGGTGGATTACTGATATGGCCAGACGAGATGATAAAGATGTTATCATTACATTATCAAACGAAACAGATTTTTATTTACAACAGCAATTAAAGAATGTCAATGGCGATTTGGAAAAATTTAATGAATCGTCTGGTATTCAACTTCGAGAATTAAGCAGAAATATAAATAAATTACAACGTTGGGAGGTATTATTAAATCAGGATTCAATCTGTCCTCATTGTGGTAAGAGAGTTTATATTGGAGATGAGGCTCACCACCTTAAAAAATATTCTAAAGGAGGTCCAAACGAAGTTGCCAATATGGTTATATTACACAAACCATGTCATAAGGAAGTTCATGAAAATGATAAACCATTGAATGAAAATGAAATAACTTTAGATGAATTTGATGAAAATGATTTTGATAATTAAATCATCAAAATCATTTGGAAATACGAAATCTTTTTCGTATCTTTGTAGAACAATAAAAATAAATAATTTTGTATAAAAACGTCTATTTTCAACGAGAGAAAAATACTGTCCATTTATGGGATGATCATTTAGGATACAGAACATTTCCATACACTCGTTACGCATATGAACCTGCAACGAATGGAACATTCCGTTCTATCTATGGTGATAAACTTACCAAAATCTACAAATTTAAAGGAGATGATCCTAATTTATTTGAATCAGATGTACCTGAAACTACCAGAGTATTGGTAGATACTTATACCGAATCTGATTTACCATCTGAAGGTATCGTAACAATGACATTCGATATTGAGGTTGAGATGGAATCTGGTCTACCGAATGTTGAAGAAGCTAAGAATGAATTAACTGCAATCGGTTTACAAGATAATATCACTAATCAGTATTGGGTATTGATTATGGATAAAAAAGGTAAGATGACCGAACGTAAAACGGATAAGGCAATCATTTTACCATTTAAAGATGAGAGAGATTTGTGTATGAAGTTCTTAGAACTTTATGAAGGAATTGCTCCCGATGTTTTAACTGGTTGGAATATTGATAATTTCGATATTCCCTATCTTTTTAATCGTATCAAACGTATCTTAGGAGAACAACACGCAAAAAGATTATCACCAATTGGCCAAGCGTTCTATTCACCATATCGTAATCGTTGGTTCTTTGCAGGTGTAAGTTGTTTAGATTATTTAGAATTATATAAGAAATTTAACTATAACGAATTACCGAATTATCGTTTGGATACTATCGGAACGATTGAATTAGGTAAAGGTAAGATTGAGTATCAAGGTTCATTGGATGATTTATTTAATGAAGATATTGAAAAGTTCATTGAGTATAACTTAGTCGATGTTGAAATCGTAGTAGAGTTAGATAAGAAATTACAATTCATTGATTTATGTCGAGGTATATGTCATGCAGGACACGTTCCATATGAGGATTTCGTATATTCTTCAAAATATTTGGAGGGTGCATTGTTATGTTTTCTTAAACGTAAAGGATTGGTTGCACCAAACAAACCGGCAGATAGAAAAGAAAAACTTGCAGCATTAAAAGAGGCAGGAGAAGAAAAGTTTATCGGTGCGTATGTAAAAGACCCGATTGTGGGTAAATATGATTGGGTGTATGACTTGGACTTAACCTCACTATATCCATCAATCATTATGACCTTAAACATTTCACCTGAAACTAAGGTTAATAAAGTTGAGGATTGGGATGTGCAGAAGTTTATGAAAAAAGAAGTTGATTATTACCAAATGGGTGATGATAGAATTTCCAGAGATAATTTAGATAGATATATTAAAGAAGGTGATTTAACAATATCATCAAACGGAGTTTTATATCGTAAAGACAAAATGGGATGTATTCCCGAGATATTAGATATTTGGTTTAATGAAAGGGTTGAATTTAGAAAATTGGAAAAGAAATACGGTCAGGAGGGTGATAAAGAAAAATATGCCTTTTACGGAAAAAGACAGTTGGTTCAAAAAATTCTTCTTAACTCTCTTTATGGTGTTCTTGGCCTTCCTGCCTTTCGGTTTTACGATGTTGATAATGCGGAGGCAGTTACAACTACGGGCCAAACGGTTATTAAGAACACGGCGAATATGGGGAACATCAAATACAACAAAGAATTAGGAACGAAAGATGTGGATTCAAACATCTATATTGATACCGATTCTGTATTCTTCTCGGCAGTTCCACTTTTAGACCATAGACATAAAGATTGGAAACAGATGCCAGATAGTGAAGTTGCTGTGTTGGTAGATGGTATTGCAGGTGAAGTTCAAGATTACCTAAATCAATTTTACGATATTTTATGTGATAAATTCTTTAATGTTCAAAATCACCGATTAGAAATTAAAAAAGAATACGTTGCTCGTGCAGGTATTTGGATTGCAAAGAAACGATATGCACAATGGATTATTTCAAACAATGGTATTGCAACTGATAAATTAGATGTTAAAGGATTGGATGTTAAACGTTCATCATTCCCTAAAGCATTTCAGGAATGTATGGGAACTGTCTTAATTGATATTCTACGAAGTAAACCAGAGGAAGAAATCACAGCATTTATTCTTGCATTCAAAAAGAGTATGATGGAAAGACCGGTTAGTGAAATTGCAAAGAACTCTGCAGTTAAAAACTTATCAAAGTATCTACCAAAGAAAAGACAATTATTTCAATTAGAAAAAGGAGTTCCTGCACACGTTAAAGCAGCAATTCTTTACAATGATTGTTTGAAACATTTTAACGCTCCATTTAAATATTCACCGATGAAGGATGGTGATAAAATTAAGTGGGTGTATCTTAAAAACAATCCATTAGGAATTGATGGTTTAGGATTTACTGGTTACGAAGACCCTAAAGAAATTGTTGATTTCATTTCAACTTATGTAGATCATAATCGAATCTTCGAAGCAGAATTAAAAGGTAAATTACAAGATTTTTACAATGCATTAAGTTGGGGTGAGGTAATGAGTGAACAAAAAACTGCTGAAAAATTCTTTAGTTTCTAAATAAAAAAGTATGATAGTAGGTTATTGGTTAGTAGTATTTGTAGGATTCATTATTGGATTGTATAAGGTAGTTGGAATTAATAGAATCTTAGAAAGATACCAAATGTTTTTCAATAAAACATATTGGACTGATTATAATTTTATAGAATTTTCAGCATGGATGGCAAAGGCAATCATCATTATTCCTGGTTTAATATTTGGAATTGAATTATGGTGGGGTCATTGGATAACACTTTTAACGAGTTCCTTATTGATATGGGCAAGTATGAAAAAAAGTTTACCAACTCTCATTTTATTTAATACAATATGGATTGGAATTTCATTATGTATTTTACTAAAACATTATTTAGTATGACAATGTGTCAGTATAATGAAATGTGGTATTAAAATTGAATATAATAGATAAAACAAAAATAAAATAAAGTTATGGCAAAACAATTAAAATTTGATTCAGAAGCAAGAGAATCATTAAAAAACGGATTAGATATTTTAGCAAATGCAGTAAAGGTGACATTAGGACCAAAAGGACGTAATGTTTTACTACAAAAAGGTAATGGTCCTCATATTACAAAAGATGGTGTTTCAGTTGCTAAAGAAATTGAATTAGAAGATGTCTTCGAAAATATGGGTGCACAATTGGTTAAAGAAGTTTCATCTAAAACAGCAGATTTAGCAGGAGATGGAACTACCACTGCAACTGTCCTTGCACAATCAATCGCAACTGAAGGGTTTAAGTTTGTAGGTGATGGAACAAATCCAATGGACTTAAAGAAAGGTATTGATAAAGCAGTAAAAGCAGTAGTATCTGAATTAGGTAAACAAGCAGTAACAATTGGTTCTGATAAAGAAAAGATTAAACAAGTTGCATCGATTTCTGCTAATAATGATTATGGTATTGGTGAGTTGATTGCAGATGCCTTTGATAAGGTTGGAATCGATGGTGTTATTACGGTTGAAGAATCTAAGGGAATCGAAACTTCAATGGAATTGGTTGAGGGTATGCAATTCGATAAAGGTTATTTATCAGCACACTTCGTAACGAATACTGAAAAAATGGTGGCTGCATTAGAAGACCCATACATTTTACTATACGATGGTAGATTGTCCAACACAAAGGATATATTGCCCATCTTAGAAGGTGTATCACAACAAAACAAACCTTTGGTTATTATCGCAGATGATATTGAAGGTGAATTGCTAGGAACATTGGTTGTAAATAAATTAAGAGGTATTCTTAATGTAGTTGCAGTTAAAGCACCTGCGTTTGGCGATAGAAAAAAGGAGATGATGAACGATATCGCAATCCTAACCAACGCAACCTTCATTACTGGAGAAACTGGATTAAAAATCGAAGATGCAACAATTGAAATGTTGGGAACTGCGGAAAAGGTTACCATCGGTAAAGATAGCACTACTATTGTCAATGGAGGTGGTTCAATCGATAAAATCAAAGAACGTATCCAAGTCATCAAATCACAAATCGAATCGGCAACATCTGATTACGATAGAGAAAAACTACAAGAAAGATTAGCGAAATTATCAGGTGGTGTTGCGGTATTGTATATCGGAGCAGGTTCTGAAATTGAATTAAAAGAAAAGAAAGATAGAGTAGATGATGCATTACACGCAACTCGTGCAGCAATTGAAGAAGGTATCGTTGCAGGTGGTGGTATTGCATTATTAAAATGTTTGAAAGTAGTTGATGCACTACATGATACAACGGATAACATTGATGAAAAAGATGGTATTGATGTTGTTGCAAAGGCATTAAAATCACCAATTACTCAAATCTTAACCAATGCAGGTTTGGATTCAAATGAAATCATCGAAGTATTACAAGCACATTGGGATGTTGAGGGTGGTGAGAATTTAGGATATGATGCCAAAAACGAAGAAGTGGTTGATATGTTCCAAACAGGTATTATCGATCCAAAGAAAGTAACTCGTATAGCAATCGAAAACGCAGCCTCGGTAGCAAGTATGATTTTAACTACGGAATGTATTGTAGTTAATAAACCCGCCGATAAATCATCATTAATTCCACAAATTCCATTAATGTAAAAAAATAAATGGAACAATATTTGGAATATTCAGAAAATAGTCGTATATTTGTATAAATAAATTTAAAATCAATAAATAAAATGGAAAAACAAAAATTAAATCGTTTCGTAAGTAAGTATAATCTTGCAGGATTAGTCGAATCAGTAAAGTGGGAATCAAAGAATGGTTCATTAAACACCTCATTCATTTCAGATGATAAATCTGTATTGGGTAGTGTATCAATGAAAGAATTCGATAATTCAGATTCATCATTTGGTGTATATGATACAACCAAATTAACAAAAATGTTATCAGTATTAGGTGATGCAGTAGATTTTTCAATCTCTGACATTGAAGGTAAAGCAGTATCATTAAAATTTAAAGATGGATCAACATCTGTAAATTATATGTTGGCTGATTTATCAGTTATTCCAAACGTACCAGATTTGAAACAATTACCTAACTTTGATGTAGAAATCAAATTAGATTCTAACTTCATTTCAAAGTTCATTCGTGCAAAGGGTGCATTGGCAGATGAAAACAATTTTACATTCACCTCTAAGAATGGTAAATCACAAATCATCTTAGGCCATTCAAACATCAACACAAACAGAATTACAATTGATGTAGATGCAACGGTTAATGGTGATGTAGATGCAATTTCATTCTCTGCAACTTATTTGAAAGAAATCTTAGTAGCAAACAAAGAGGCATCTGATGCAACTCTTAACATTTCAACACAAGGTTTATCTCACATCCACTTTGAGGTAGATGAATATACATCCGATTATTACTTAGTGGAGATTCAATCATAATATGACGAAATACTTTTACGAACGAAGCAAGTTTTCCGAATTCAAGTCCAATACAACTTATCATCAGTTATTATCTATGACTGATGATGAGTTTACGGATTGGGCTAGATTATTACGCAAAGAAGTTACTGAGCAATGGGATACAACCGGAACTCCACCTGTAATTGGTAGAGATGAAAGTGGTATTATCGATTCGTTCAAAAAACTAAAAGGTAATGATTGTAATTTTTGGGAAAAGGATTTAAGTGGTGATGATGAATCATTAGGAATCATTCAGAACTTTAATAAAGATGCATCGGTTGTAAATCAGTTTTTTCCTACTATGTTGAAAACCAAAATTTCAATTGGTAAATCAGCAGATGGTGGGTTATCTATTTATGACCATTTTGCTGACCCGAATTTAGAAGAACAATTTGTTAAAATTATGAGAAGAGCAGTGAAGAGGGATTCAATGTATTCCTGGTCACGTTCTATTGTAAATAAGAAAGATGAAAACGAATTTTGGGATGGTGAAAATGGTGTAGAGTTTATACAAAAAGTTTCAGAAGGCAAGGTATTTACAGGCAAATGGTCTGATAATGATATTGTGATTGCTAAAGTTAAAGAAGATACTTTAGATAATTACGGAACTATCAATGATGAGTATATTGGATTTGGTAATCTGTATTTAACTGCAGAACAACTAAGAGAATGTGTTGATAAAGGATTTTTAACTCCAACACAAATGTCAAACGTAAAATCTATCGATGATGATTATACAATGGCAGATGGTAAAGTTAAGAAATTCTTTTATCTAATTCGTTGGTATGATAAATCAGATGGTATTTTTCCAAAGATATTACAGGTATTTAGATTATCATGTGGCCAACCTGCTGTAAATTTCCCTGCATTAACTGCAAAGTGGATTTACGAAAATTACACATCACATATTGAACAAGATGAACCTCTTCATATTTATGATTCATCAAGTGGATGGGGTGGTAGAATATTAGGTGCAATGAGTTCTCGTAAGAAAACTCACTATATTGGAACAGACCCGAACCCTGATAACTTTATTCCAGAGTTAGGTATATCTCGATATGAATACGTTGCTAAGTTTTACAACGATAGATGTGTAGATGATTTTTCAGATTCATTTGCTAAGTTCTTCGATGTAACCAAACAAGGTAATACATATGAATTGTTTCAAGATGGTTCAGAGTTAATTCAACACAATCCTAAATTTCAAAAATATAATGGTAAATTAGATTTATCATTTACATCTCCACCATACTTCAACAGAGAACAATATTCTCAAGATGAAAAACAATCATTCAAAGCATATGGTGAATATGAAGATTGGAGAGAAAACTTTTTACGTCCAACTTTAACTACCATCTTCGAATACACAAAGAATGATAGATACATCCTTTGGAATATTGCCTCAATAAAAGTGGGTAAGGATACTTATTTTGAACTTGAAGAGGATTCTAAAAAAATATTATTAGAATTAGGGTGTGAGTATAAAGGAAAACTGAAAATGCTAATGACACGAATGGTGGGATTAGACCCAACTAAAAGTGGTATTAAGAATTCTGTTAAACATAATGGGAAAGCTTATAAATACGAACCGATATTTGTATTCTACCGCCCTTAATTAAGAAATATCAATTTATCAAACTTTTTTTATCAAACTTTTATATTTATAGTTATGGGAAGAAAAAAATTATACCAAACCGAAGAAGAAAAACTCCAAGCAAAAAAGGATAGATGGAATCGTTGGTATGATAAAAATAAAGAATCCCTAAACAAAAAAAGAATGGTGGATTATTATGGTAAAAAGAATAATAGTTAAATGTGAGTATTGTAATAAGGATAGAGAAATTTATTCAACAAACAAATCTAAATTATGTATAAATTGTTCTGCTAAAAAAAGACATGGAACACTTGGAATTACGGAATGGACTAAAGTGTGTAATAAATGTGGAGATACGCGAGTATTTACGTGGAGAAAGGCATATTCTAAATCCGGTGAACTATGTGTTTCATGCTCTCAAATTAAAAATACTGAACATTATAATAGGGAATACCAAAAATACAGAGGTAAGGTTTGGAGTGAAACAAATAAACAACCATTACATTTAATGGAAAATTTTGATAAAAGAGGTAAAAGTGGTGTAGATGGTGCATATCAAGTAGACCATATTCTTTCAATAAAATATGGATTTGAAAACAAAATACACCCAAAAATAATTGGTAATATTAATAACTTACAAATGTTACCATGGAAAGATAATAGATATAAATGGTAAATAAAAAATAAAACAAATGGCATTTTTTGAAGATAAAAATACAGAAGAAAAAGATAATAGTTTATGGGTAGAATCATATCGCCCATCTAAATTAGAAGATTACGTTGGTAATGAACATTTGAAATTAAAAGTTCAAACATACATTGAAAACGGAGATGTGCCACATCTTTTATTATATGGTAAAGCAGGAACTGGTAAGACAACACTTGCAAAGTTAATCGTTAATTCAATCAATTGTGATTATATGATTATCAATGCATCGGATGAAAATAACGTAGATACTGTCCGTAATAAAGTTAAGAATTTTGCTTCTACGATTGGATTTAAAGATATAAAAATTATCATCTTAGATGAGTTTGATTATATGTCCCAATCTGCACAAGCAATCTTGCGTAACTTAATGGAAACATTTTCTAAACATTGCCGTTTCATCTTAACGTGTAACTATGTAGAGAAAGTAATTGAACCAATTCAATCTCGTTGTCAATCATTTCAAATTGTTCCACCAACTAAAAAAGATGTTGCAATTCAAATTAGTAAGATTTTAAAATCGGAAGAAATTAGATTTGAACCAAAAGATTTAGTTCCAATTATTGATGCAGGATATCCAGATATTCGTAAGATTATCAATACTTGTCAATTAAACTCACATAAAGGTGCGTTGCAAGTAGATACTAAAAATTTATTGGAAAATGATTACAAGATGAAAATCTTAGATATTCTTAAATCATCAGACGATAAACGAAATCGGTATATGAAATTAAGACAAACTTTGATTGATAGTAGAGTAACTGATTTTACAGACTTATTTACTTTATTATATGATAAGGTAGATGAATACGCATCTTCTAATACTGCAAATGTAGTAATTGCACTTTCACAAGGACAAACTACCCATTTCCAATCAATTGATAAAGAGATTGCAATGGCTGCAACTTTAATTGAGATAAACAATTTATTATAATGGCAGTTACACTTTTTGATCACATCAAAGCAATTACTCAAACTCAAGATAAAAAGTATTGGGATAAGTTGGATGAATCTGATAAAAAGACATGGAGTAATTACATGGTATTTCGGTTTCTTTCAATGAACCCTGATTGGGTAACGATGGTTGCACAATTACAACCATATCTTCAAGAAGTTCCACCCAAAGCTTGTTATCTTGCTCTAATTGATATTATACCAAAGACACGTGCTTTCTTAAAATATATGAAAGCAAAAGGTGAGGATGTTTATGAAAAGTGGTTGATTGAATTAGTAACCAAACATTATAATACATCTACATTAGAAAGTGAAGATTATATTAAAATTTTATATTCAACCAAACCAGGCAGAGAACGAATTAAAGAGTTATGCACGATGTATGGAATTGAATCAAAACAAATTACAAAACTAAAATTAAACTTATAGATATGGCAATTAATTTCAAACCACTTGGTGATAGAGTAGTAGTTAAACCGAAAAAGAAAGAAGAAAAATCCGCAGGTGGTATTCTTCTAACCGATAGTGTAAATAGAGGTGAAAAGGTTACCGGAGAAGTTGTAGCAGTTGGTGATGGTATTTTCTCACAAACTGGAGAACGTATCCGAATGACAGTTTCAATTGGTGATTCAGTTCTATACAAAAAGGATATGGCAAGTGAAACACTCCCATTAGATGGTGAGGATTATTTGTTATTCCACGAACACGAATTATTAGGTATCATTTTACAATAAAGATAAAAATATGAATTATAGTCTCACTTATGATGACATCCAATTAGTTCCACAATATTCAGAAATTGCTACAAGAACGGCAATTAAATTAAACACATTGGTATCTCGAAGATATGGATTATTAAATCCATTAGTTGCTTCACCAATGGATACTGTCTGTGAAGAAGAAATGGCATTCAAAATGTTCCTTATGGGAGGAGTTGGATGTCTTCATCGTTTTATGTCAATTGATGAACAAGTCAATCAAGTCAAAAATCTAAAATATAGAATCTACGGAGAAGGTTTCGGTGGTCCTTTTGAAGATTGGGGAATTATGTATGATGATTGGCATGCCGAAATTAAACAAATTCCAATTATGGCTGCAATCGGAGTAATGGCTTCTGATATGGAACGAGCTAAGAGAGTAACTGAAGCAGGTGCAAATATTTTAGTTATAGATGTTGCACACGGCCACCACAAAAATGTCATAGATATGATTAAGTGGTGTAAGGAAAATCTAAATGAGAACGTTGATATTATTGCAGGAAACATTGCAACTTCAGAAGCAGCAATTATGTTAGAACATGCAGGTGCAGATGGATTGAGAGTTGGTATCGGTGGTGGTTCACTATGCACGACTAGAATAAAAACTGGATTTGGTGTTCCAAATGTAAGTTGTTTAGAAGATATTATCAGAGTTGCAAAAACTCCAGTAATGGCAGATGGGGGAATCAGAACATCCGGTGATATCGCAAAAGCATTATCATTAGGTGCAAGTTCCGTAATGTTAGGTTCAATCTTAGCAGGAACTGAAGAAGCACCCGGTCAAATAATCGAAACCCCAAAAGGTTTATATAAACGATATAGAGGTTCTGCATCATTGGAAACCAAAGTAGCAAACGGACAGAACGTTCGAAACATTGAAGGTGAATCAACTACCATCCCATATAAAGGTGGTGTAAAATTTATCTTAACTGGTTTGGTAGATGGTATTAAATCTGCCTTATCATATGCAGGTGTTAATGTTCTACGAAATTTCAGACCACCTTATGTAGTTGTAACCACATCGGGTATTAACGAAGCAAAACCACATTTATTGTAAAAAAACTATGAGTAAAATAGTAAATCTTTTTGGAGGCCCTGGCATTGGTAAATCATCAATTGCTTCGGGCCTTACTTATAAATTAAAAAAGAAACATATAACGTGTGATAATCCGTATGAGTTTCCAAAAGTTTTAGCATGGGATGAAAACCATTCTGCTATTAAAGACCAATTATATGTTCTTGCAAATCAACATAGGGGAATTGTAAAAAGTTTCGGTAAGGTTGATTATATCATTTTAGATTCTCCAATTATATTATCACTTGTCTATAAATCAGTATATAAGGGAATGGAGTATCCAGCAACGTTATATGGGGAGTCTTTTGATAAAATGGTATTGGATATCCATAATCAATATGATACTCTTAATATACTCTTAAAACGAACTGAAGGGGGGTATAATGAAAAGGAACGATATCAAACATTAGATGAATCTAAAGTATTAGATGATGCAATTGAAAACACCCTAATAAACAACAATATACCTTATACTATAATTGAAGTTGGTGATGATACCGTCAATGATATATTGAAAATACTACTATAAAAGTTTGGTAAATCCATTTTTATTTCGTATATTTGTAATATAAAAATAAAAGATATGATAGTATATGACCCACAGAATCCGTTAAGTGATGATGATTTAAAAGAATTATCTGAAACTGATTTCTTCTCATACTTAGACCAATTATCTGCGTATAAACGTAAAGATAAAAAGATAGTAGGTGAGTGGAAAAAGAAAGGACACGAAATTCTTAAAAAGAATGGTGTAAAAAATGTAAAAACAAACCGAACTCAATGGTTCGATTAAAATAAATAAAATGAGTTATAGTAATATATTAAAACCAACTTTAATAACTGGTCAACAATACGGAACAAAAGTTTCAGTTGAAATAGACCATAGTGATACTGACATAACTGAATTATTTGATGCATTCCAAACCATTTGTATTGGATTAGGATATGATGAATCATCTTGGAAACAATGCGTTGTAGATAAAGCAGAAGAATATAAAGAAGAGGCTGATGAGGAAGCAATGTACGAACCAAACGCTGAGTTACGAAGAGCAGCAGAAGAGTATGTTAGACTTATGAGTGAACAACAAATTGATGAAGCTCTTGCAGAACATAATGAAGATGAATGGAACGATGAATTGGAAACTCAATTTTGGAACGAACAACCATCCGAACCATTTGCAACACCAGAAGAGGTAGAGAAATACAATATCGATGGTGAGTTCGATGAATATGGAAAACGTAATTCAAAAGTTGATAAGAAAAAGAATAAAAAAAATAAAAAATAAATTATGGCACAAATTTTAGGACAAGGTGGTAATCAATTAAATCCACAAGAACCAATTGATTTAACAAAAACAGAAGCAATTGCATGTAAAAAATGTGGCGGTGAAATTTTTGTACAAGGATTTGCATTTAGAAAAATTTCAAAAATATTAACCAAAAAACCAAAAGATGAAGTAATTCCTGTTGAATTATTTTTATGTGGAGATTGCGGTGAAGTATTGGAAGATTTATTAGTTCCTGGTTTCAAAGTAGAAGAATAATGCAAAATCCACAAACGGAAACATTCTGCATATTACCATTCATTCACCTCTATTCAGAACCGAAGGGGGAGATGAAGCCATGTTGTATTGCAGGAGGGTTTGAAACGCCGTTGGATTTGAAACAACTAACAATCGATGGAGCATTTAATTCACCTCAAATGAAGAAATTGCGTAAAGATATGTTAGAAGGTAAACGTAATAAAGTTTGTGATGTCTGCTACAAAAAAGAAGATTTAAACGGAGTATCACCTCGTAATGATTTCAACAATAATACTTTATGGGAATTACCAAATGTAAATGAGGATTATTCAGTAGAAACTCAATTTCAACATATTGATATTAGATTTTCTAATCTATGTAATTTCAAATGTAGAATGTGTAGTCATGAATTTTCATCAAATTGGTTCGAAGATTATGGGAAAATATCACCCGGTTATACTAATGGTAAACCAAAGGTGATGAAAGTATCTGATACTATTGTTGAAGATTTAATTCCCCATTTAAAAAATATTAAAAGTTTTTATTTTGCAGGTGGAGAACCTTTAATCATGCCGGAACATTATAAGGTATTGAAACATCTTTATGATAATATGCCGGTAATTGAACAACATTGGGGTGATAAACGTCATTTAAGTATTCACTATAATACCAATCTTTCAGTAATCACCTATGATGAACAAAGTTTGGTAGAACTATGGGAAGGATTTGATAGAGTATTTCTTTCAATCTCTTGTGATGGAATTGGTGAAGTTGGTGAATATCAAAGAGTAGGATTCCAGCATAACAGATTTGTAGAAAATTTAAAAACAATACAAAAGTATTTTACACCACAATCACCTTACGCAGGTGGTATGGGAATGCAATATAATTTTCAATACACAACTACTATTTGGAACGTATATCATATATTTGATTTTATTAAATTTATGACAGATAATAAATTTATTACTTCAACCGAACATATAGATTTTTATTATGCATGGAACCCAGTAAACGTTTCCTTAAATAATATCAGTAAATCTGAAAAAGAACGAGTTATTAAGTTTTTAAAAGATGGCATGGAAACTATAACAAGTAATAAAACCATAGATGAGTTAAACAACTTAATCAATTTTATCAATTCAGACCAAAATATTGATAACCCAATTGAAATGGTAGTGGGATTTACTAAAAAATTAGATGACCTATTTAAAACCAATGCTAATAGTTTAAATGGGATTGATTTTGATAGTATGCTTGTAGAATCTTTTTCGGAATAAATTAGGAATTTACAAATATTATTCGTATATTTGTAGTATAAAAATAAAGTTATGGCAAGAGTAAGTTATTCTCAATATGGTATGTGGAGTTCATGTCCTCAACAATTTAAATTGAACTATATTGACAAGTTAGGAGAAAGTTCAGCGAACATTCACACAATCTTTGGTTCTGCGATGCACGAAACCATTCAACATTTTTTAAGTGTAATGTATGGTGTATCTAAAAAACAGGCATTAACATTGGATTTAGAAACAATGTTAAAAGATAAATTGGTAGAACACTTTACTGCTGAAAAGGAGAAGATGAGTGAGGGAACACCTTGTACCAAAGAAGAGTTAGAAGAATTCTTCGGAGATGGAAGACATATCTTACATTACTTTAAAACTAAATTGGATAAACTATACACTAAAAGTGGATTCGAATTAGTTGCAATCGAGATGGCATTGAACGCAGAAGTAAAACCCGGTGTTCATTTCATTGGATTTATTGATATTGTGTTGAAAGATTTATCATCAGGTGATATTATCATTGTGGATTTAAAAACATCAACATCTGGTTGGTCAAAATATCAAAAGAATGATAAAGTAAAAACATCTCAAATGTTGTTGTATAAAAAATTCTATTCAGAAAAATACAACGTTTCATTAGACAAAATCAAAGTAGAGTATCAAATTCTTAAACGTAAGATTAACGAAGATTTTGAATACCCAATCCCACGCATTTCTAAATTCATTCCTCCCCATGGTAAACCTTCAGTTAATGCTGCATGGAAAGGGTTTATGGAATTTGTTGATTCTGTATATGATGATGGTGGTTTAATTAAGACTACCGATTTCCCAACTAATAAGGGAAAAGCATGTGATTGGTGTGAATTTAAGACACGAAAACTTTGTCCTCTTTGGAAATAATTTCTCTTTTTTATATTTGTATATATTTATATACATAACAAAAAACAAGAGAGAGAGTTATGGCAAACCCAAACACAAACACAAAATTAACAACGGTGAAAATCATTCACGATGTTTATGCAAAATTTAAAAAAGTTTCATTCGATTCAAACATTACCTTACAAAAATTAGTTAATCGTTCTTTGGAAAAATATACCGAAGATGAACAATTTAGAAACGAAATTAATAGTTACAACGAATTACACGCTAGTGGTTCACAATTTTAATTAAATTAAATGACAGAAGTAAGAAAGAAAAAAAAGATTCTTTTACTATCCGATGACTTAAGAATGTCATCTGGTATCGCAACCGTATCAAAAGAATTAGTTTTTGGCACATTTGACAAATACGATTGGGTTCAATTGGGAGCCGCAATAAATCACCCCGACAAAGGTAAAGAACTTGATTTAGGTGATGATGCACGTAAAATAAGTGGTGTTGAAGATGCATCCCTTAAAATTGTTCCGTGGAGTGGTTATGGTGATGCTAACATTTTAAGAGAACTTATAATGAAACATCAACCAGATGCAATCCTTCATTTTACAGACCCGAGATATTGGAGATGGTTATATGAAATGGAAGCAGAATTAAGACAAAACATTCCTATTTTCTTCTATCATATTTGGGATGATTTGCCAGACCCGAAATACAACAGAGATTATTACGAAAGTTGTGATTGGTTAGGATGTATTTCAAAACAAACATATGGTATTGTAAAACGCGTAGGTGCAATTAAAACTCCAACCACTAAACCATTAGAAGATTGGCAAGTTTCGTATGTTCCTCATGGTATCAATTCAGAAACATTCAAACCAGTTGAAGTTCCTACTGAATTTAAAAAAGAATTATTTGGAGATAAAGAATACGATTTTGTTTTATTTTGGATGAACCGAAATATCAGACGTAAACAACCATCCGATGTAATTTGGGCATATAAGAGATTCGTAGATGGATTACCAAAAGAAAAACGTGATAAAGTATGTTTATTAATGCATACTCAACCGGTGGATGAAAACGGAACTGATTTATATGCAGTAAAAGAAACCATTTGCCCAGATTATGATGTAGTTTTCTCAACAAACAGAGTTAATCAAGATCAATTAAATTTAATTCACAATCTTGCCGATGTTACAATTAACATTGCAGGTAATGAGGGATTTGGATTGGTTACTGCAGAATCTGTAATGGCAGGAACTCCTATTATTGTAAACGTAACAGGTGGATTACAAGACCAGTGTGGATTTAAACTAAATGGTAAAGAATTCACTGCAGATGATTATGTAGAACATGGTTCATTGCATGATTGGAGAAAATGGGCATCTAAAGTTACACATGGTGAATGGGTTAAACCAGTATTCCCAAAAGTTCAAACATTAGTAGGTTCAGTTCCAACTCCATATATTATCGATGATAAGGTGGATATTTACGAAGTTGCAGATGCAATGAGATATTGGTATGAAAAAACACCAGAAGAACGTCAACAAGCAGGATTGAAAGGTAGAGAGTGGATGTTGAACGAAGGTGGGTTATCAAATACTAATATGTGTAAAACATTAGTTGATGGTATGGAAACCGCAATGAAAAATTGGAAACCAAAAGATAGATATAACTTATATAAACTAAGATAATGAGTAAACCAATATTCATCATTAGAATGCCAGGAACTTGGTCACCTCAACAAATCGAATCATCTCGTGAGGCTATTTACAAAAATAGAGAATTATGTGAAGATTACCATGTAATGGTTCTTGCGGATAGAGAAGTTGAATCGACTGTATTTGAGATGTATAACGCACCAAATGAACCTGATAAATTAGAAAATATTACAAAGTTAATTGAATTATCCATCGAAAGGTGTTTAAGACAAGAAGAAGAACAAAGAAAAAGAGAAGAAAATGAATAAACCATTATTGTTATTTCAAGCACCAATTGCAACCCGTAGTGGTTATGGAGACCATTCTAGAGATTTATTAAAATCTATATTTGCAATGGATAAATTTGATGTGAAAATTGTTCCAACAAGATGGGGAACAACCCCACAAAATCAATTAGACCCATCAACCGAATTTGGTCAAAAAATACTACAAAATATTGCAGTTACATTGGATAGACAACCCGATGTATTTGTGCAAGTTTCAGTTGCAAATGAATTCAAAAAAGTTGGTAAATATAATATTGGAGTAACTGCGGGTGTAGAAACTACAATAGCACCTAAAGAATTTATCGATGGGTGTAATTTAATGGATTTAGTTTTAGTTCCATCAGAATTTACAAAACAAGTATTAGAAACTACTACATTCACCGAAGTAAATAACCAAACAAAACAAAAAATTAGAGATATTAAAGTATCTACTCCAATTGAAGTTGTATTTGAAGGTGTCGATTTAGATACGTTTTTAACTCCAACATCAGATGTAGATGTTTTATCTGATATTAAAACTGATTTTAATTATTTGTATGTAGGTCATTGGTTACAAGGTGATTTAGGACAAGATAGAAAAGATGTGGGTATGATGATAAAAACATTCTGCACCGTCTTTAAAAATGTTGCTAAAGATAAACAACCTGGTCTTATTTTGAAAACCTCAATGGCAGGATTTTCGGTAGGAGATAGAGAAATCGTTGCAAATAAAATTAACCAACTTACTAAAGAATTTGGTGATAAGTGTCCTCCAATTTATTTGTTATTCGGTGATTTATCCGAATCAAATATGAGTGATTTATATCATCACCCAAAAGTAAAGGCGATGATTTCATTTACTAAAGGTGAAGGGTATGGAAGACCTCTTGCAGAATTTGCAACTACGGGTAAACCAATTTTAGTTTCAAATTGGAGTGGATTGATTGATTTCTTACCAGCAGAAAATACAATATATTTAGAAGGTGAATTAACACCGGTGCATCAATCTGCATCTAATCAATTTTTACTAAAAGAATCAAAATGGTTTTCAGTCGATTATACAAAAGCAGCACAATCAATTTTAGATTTACATAAAAACTACAATAAACATTTAAAGAAATCTGCAGGATTGAAAACTAATATTGTAAATAAGTTTTCTTTATCAAAGATGCATGAAGTAATGAAAAATGTATTTGATAAATATGTAACGATAAAACAGAAAGTTGAACTTAAATTACCTGAAATTAAAAAATTATAAAATGGCATACACAGGTCAGTATAAACAATTTTTAAAACCGGAAGTTAGGGTAAGTAAAGGTGAGATAAAACCCAGAAACATTTATCGAATTTCTACTTATGCAGGTGGAACACCTCCTACTAAAGTTGGTGATCAATCTCGTTATGTATTTGTTATTGGTAAAATTGATGGTAAAATACATTGTATTAAATTAAATGATGTTAAACCAATTGATTTTACAAATCTTATAAATAAATTAAGAGATAAACGAATCCCCATAAAATCAGATCAAGCATTAGAAGAATTGTTAAAATTATTTTCAAACGATGGTAAACAATTATTTGAAACTTATATAAAAACGAATTCAAAAGTATATTCATCTAAAATGGCTAATTATAGAACTTATATTTTAGATAATATTCAGAATGTTTGGGAGATTAGATTTGAAGAAGGATTTTTACGAACGTTATTTAAAGAGGGTGGAACTACCACAACTCAAAGAGATACGATTCAAACTGAAGTTGCAGAAAAGGGAGTAAATGAATAATATACTAGCATTAGGATGTTCATTCACTTGGGGAGAATCATTACAATTCTTTTCAGGTTTAGATTCGGTGGTATGGAAACAGGATAGACCTCAGTTTCCAGATTCACTTAAAACATTAGATGATGCTCAATTAAATTTTATATACCAAAATCGTTGGCCTGCTTTATTGGCTAACCAATTAGGAGTTGAATATATTACTAAATCAAGAAATGGTGGTTCTAATATGGAATCATTAACTTTTGCTACTGAATTCTATAACAATCCTTCTAATTTAGAAAATTATAAAATTTGCGTATTTCAACTTACAGAATTTTCTAGAGACCCATTTATATTTAAATTACCATCGGGTGAGATATTAGAAAAAACTGATTATTCTACGTTGGAATATGAAAGACAAGTGCTTGGGTTGGATAATGATACTATTCTTAAAGATTCATACACTTATTTCTATGATAAATTATATGAATTTAAAACTTTTTTAGAATCAAATGGAGTATTAGTTTATATAATAGCATACCCCAAAGATTCAGTTGAAGTTTTAAAAACTCATAAATTATATTCAAACTTTGTAACCTTAAAATATAAAGAAAACGAATACACATCAACCGATGATTTGAGTGAAAATCATCCGTTGTTGGTTATTGAAAATTATTTTTCTGATAAGAATTTAAATAAAGGTGATAATCATTTAATTTTAGAAGGTCATCACATAATAGCAAATAGTATTTACAAAGAAATTAAAAAAAATGATTAGTATAAGTTACGCAATAACGGTTTGTAATGAATTAGAAGAAATAGTTAAATTACTAAACTTTTTACAATTACATATAAGACCAGAAGATGAAGTTGTAATTCAATATGATTCAACATCTGCTACTCAAGAAGTCAAAGAATATTTGAATGTAATGGATATGATGCAAGATAATCATACACTTATTTCATTTCCACTTAATAATGATTTTGCAACTTTTAAAAATAATCTAAAATCACATTGTAGTAAGGATTATATTTTTCAAATTGATGCAGATGAAATTCCACATCAGACATTAATTGAGTATTTACCTCAAGTATTAGAATCCAACCCAGTAGATGTAGTATTCGTTCCACGTATCAATACCGTTGAAGGATTAACCGAATCTCACATTAAAAAATGGGGATGGAATGTAAATGAAAAAGGTTGGGTAAATTTTCCCGATTACCAATTGAGAATTTACAAAAGAACCGATGACGTTGTGTGGATGAATAAAGTTCACGAAACCATCACAGGTTACACCACATTTTCAAATTTCCCAACTGAAGAAGATTGGTGTTTATACCATCCAAAAGAAATTCAAAGACAGGAAAAACAAAACGATTATTACGAAACAATTCAGAGATGAGTAAAAATATAATCTTTATACCTGCGTATAATGGATTTAATACTCAATTACCAGAATGTATTGAATCCTGGAAATGGTATTGCAATAAGTGGAATATTGAATTGATTATTGCAAATGAAAAAAAAGTATATGATTTCGAGCCATGGGGAAACGGATGTTTTGAACCCTGGTTTGATAATCGTTTAGTTGATTTGGAATATGATAAAGTTTTAATCGTAGATGCAGATACTATGGTTAGATGGGATACCCCAAATATATTCGAAGTTGCTAAAGATTATGAAATGTGTGTTGTAGCAGATGCAGGTGGAGAATTTTCTGGACATCGTCATTTACAACAATGGATTAGAATTAACCCTGATATAAAAACTCCGGCAGATAAATACTTTAATACGGGATTTGTATTTTTATCAAAGAAAAAATATTTAGCAATTAGAGAACAGATGCCTAAGTATTATGATTATTGGTCATTCTTTTACAAAATCGGACCACAAGGACCAAATGCTTGTGAACAAACTCCTGTTAATATTATAGCATATGAATTGTTTCCAACTGAAATTCATCATTTAGAATATATTTGGAATAATATGGTCATGCATGAGTATGAGGATGGTTCGTTTGTAAATGATTCATATATCTGGCACTTTACTGGTCCTAAGATGGGTGGACATACTAACAAAAGAAATATTATAAGACAAATTTGGAATCATATAAAAAATTACTATGAAAAAACTACCAATTAGTGTAGGAATACTTGCATGGCATTCAGGTCAAGTTCTGGTAGACACTCTGACAACATATTACCACAATGGGTTATTCGATATGGTAAACGATGTTACTATTCTTTTTCAAGAAGTAACGGAGGAGGATATTAAAATTGCATCACATTTTGGTATTGATTGTATTGGTTTACAAAAAAATATTGGAATTGGTAAAGCATTCAAACGTTTAACTGAAAATGCACAAACAGATTATGTTCTTATTTTAGAGCATGATTGGAATCTAATCGAAAACGAAGAAACTACATTTTTAAGATTACAGAAAAGTTATCAGGCATTAGAAATGGGATTGGATGTAGTTCGTTTAAGACATAGAAGAGAACCCGGTCATCCACATTTTTCATTTCAATATAAAGGTAGAGAATTAGAATACTATGATGATTGGCACGAACTTACATCACCACATCTATTAGATTCAGTTCATTGGTGTGAACCTGATATTGAGTTTCCAGAACAAATTAAGAAAAGTGAAGATATGTTTTACACCACATCTCGTTATGGGAATTGGACAAACAATCCTTGTTTATATAAAAAACAATTTTATTTAGATGCAATCGAACCATTTATGGGTGAGGGTATTGATTTGGAAAGAAAGATTGCATATTGGTGGCCAAGACAAGATTTCAAAGTTGGACACAATGAAGGATTATTCAAACACAACGATTGGAAAAAATACGGAAAATAATGAATTACACAATAGTAGGTTGTATAACAAAATACGGAATTGAAGATATAAAACCATTTGTAGAATCTATCGAACAAAGTGGATATACCGGCGAGAAATTGATGTTGGTATATGAAATATCAAATGATACGATTGAGTATCTTAAAAGTAAAGGATGGAGTTTATATGGTTCAGAATTACAACAACATATAATAGTTCAGAGATTTAGAGATATGTATGTTTTATTACAATCTTTACAAACTGATGTTATTATATGGTGTGATGTGAAAGATATTGTATTTCAAAAAAATCCAACTGAATGGTTAGATAAGAATATGAAAGGTGATATCCTTGCTTTTTCTGAATCATTGATTTTTGATCACGATAGTTGGGCACATATTAATGCAGGAACATCATTTCCAATTGAATGGGAATGGTTGAAGAACGAAGAAATTTATTGTGCAGGAACGATTGTTGGTAAAAAAGATGCTATTAAAGATTTATTCATCGATATTTACAGATGGTCATTAACAACTTCAAATCCAGGACAATTAGCAGACCAAGCAGCATATAATATATTATTGAGATTACATCAATTCAAAGATAAGGTTCAGTTTGTAAAACAACAAGAAGGTTTTGCTGCACAATTACATTTGAAAATTAGATTTGATAAACAACATCTTTGTAGTGAAGAACTTGCTACAATCGATGGTGATTTGATAAAAACTTCAAATGGTGAATTATTTACAATCGTGCATCAGTATGATAGGGATGATACACTTAAAAACTTAATAAAAACAAAATACAAATGAATATAGTTTTATCAACATTTATATTACCACATGAGATTGATGATTTAGAGCAAATTCTTTTGCAATTAAAAAAATCATCTCTCTTATTAGATTCTAAAATTGATTTTACAATCGATGTGGCAATGACTATAGCAGATGATATGATTGATTGGAAAAAATCATCATTACCAAAATCATATTTTTTAGATAAATTGTTAAAATTATCTACTGATGTGGATTGGTGTAGTAAAACTTTCAATGCAAGTGAAACAATTAAAGGATGTATCTCACATAAAAGAGATGTCTTAGAAAGATATGAAGATGCTGATTATTTTATTTGGTTAGATAGTGATATTGTATTCGATGAACGAACTTTACCTTATATGGTAAGTAGTTTATCAGCTTTATCTGAATATGATTATACTATCATCACTCCCGAAATTGTAAAATTATGGGATGATACGTGGGATTGTTTAGTTAATGAATCATTTTTAGATAAACCATTAAATTATCATCTAACTAATAATCCATATAAAGATAGTGGAATTAAAGGCGAGGTATCAGTTGAATCGGTTGTAAATACGATACCAGAACAACCAACTTACAAATTCGCAGGAGGATGGTTTACGTGTATTAGTGCTAAATTATTAAATCGAATCGGTATACCAGAATCCTTTGGTCATTATGGTCCTGCAGATGATACTTACATTATGTGGGCTTCTGAAAAAATCTCGAGATTGGATAATAATCCTGTCAAACAATTTAAGTTAAAAAACATAGTTGTTTGTGAAAATTATCGATATCGAAATCAAGGACACTATATAAATCATATGAGTATTTACAATCGAAAGGATGAATTTAAAAAAATTGCTACCTCCAAATTAACAGAAGAATACAATAAACTCACTTAATAGTGAGTTTTTTGTTTTTAGTCTCGTATTTATATTTACAAATTTTAAATGTTATACAAATCAGTTTCATAAATTAAGGTTACCTAAATCCAAACCAGGAGGTAACGTGAAATACGGTCTATTAAATTTAATTAAGATTTTTTGTATCTGCACAATATTAGTATTTGTATCAGATTCATCTCAAGAAGACAAAAAAATTAAAATCGGTGAAATAACTAATGAAATTCGATTAGGACCATTTGCTGGCCAAAGAAATATGGCAGTGGGTGTAAAGAATATCTTAGAAGAATTATTTCAAGATTTAGATTATCAATTAACTCCCGATGCGGAGGAAGAAATAACAATCCGTTTAGTATTTTTTGATGTAAAAAATATCGGTCAAAATATCGGTATTTATCACAATGATGTGTCTTTGACTGAAATCATTGCTATTGGTGAATTACGAAGAAATGGTAAAGTTGTAAAAAAGACAATACAGAAAGGTCAAAGTAAAGAAATTTCAACTTCTACTTTGGTGGTTGCAGAAGATGGTTCGTTTAATCAACAAACCGCAAGTATAGCACTTAAAAAAGTATGTGAAAGCATAGTAAAGGATTTAACAAAATGAAAAAACTATTAACATTTTTGGGGATATTTTTAATATCACTTACATCATTTGGACAACTAACTATTAGTCAGTCCTTAACACCTGCAACTGGGTTAAAAGTTGGAGATACCATCACTGTCAAATATACATTATCAAAAGGACAAGTGATTAAGAATCCACGTTATCTTTGGTTTAGATATCAATATAACAACAAAGCGTTGACATATGTTTCAACTACATTTAATCAGGGTTCATCTACTCAAACTTTCTATACTGGTTGGAATAACTATAAGTTTATATTCAATGGTGGTGCAAGTGATAATGATTTGAACGTTCAGTATGGGTTAACTCCGTGGAATTATCAATCAAATGTAGATTGGAATGTTGGTCAATTGACTATTCAACGTGCAGATGCATCTATTAGTGGATTGATTGCTACTCAAAAATACATTCTAAAAGACCAAAATACTTACAACAATATTTTCAAATTAGATTTAGCAACTGGTACTGATATTGATGGTTCGAATGTGGGAACTATTTATGGCGGTGGTTCATCATCTTTAAATAACGTAACGGGTAATACATCTCAATTCAAAGTAAAAGTTTTATTTCCACAAGGATATAACATCACAGATCATAACGTTCAATTGATGAGATTAAAATCAGATGGCAGTGGCACTATTGATTGGTCTCAACAACCTATTGCACAATTACCATTGGATGGTAGTGGTGAGGCACTATTCACAACTCAAGTTAAAGTAGGAGATTCAGTTGGTGTATTTGTTGGACCGGCATTCCAAAAAGCATGGATGAATGATATTGTAACCGTATCGGATGCATACAAAGCATTCTTAGGTCATTCACAAACTGATATTAGTGGAACTGGAAACTACTTTACTTTACCTACATTGGAAAAGAAAATTGGTAAAGTAACTACTAATAATAACGCATTCGGTGAAGGTGATTCTTACGCTTTATTTGCACACATAATGGGACAAGATGTATCATCAACTGCAATGATTCCTACTAACACTTCAACATCAGTAAGATGGTATAGTGGTTTATTGAATCAAAATTGGTTAGATGGTATTGTTAAAAACAGAGTATTGATTGATACTCCAATTAAAGAAGTTTATGCAGTATTTGCTTGGGGTGGTGATTTGAACTGGTCACATTCATCAGACCCATCAGTAATAGCAACTAAAATAAGTGCTGGACAATATACAAACGCAGTGAGTAGTAAACAAGTAAACTCAATCAAATCAATGAGTAATACAACAATGGCTTATCAAACTTTAGCAGTTGAAAAAGCAACATTGGGTATATCATCTACATTGGAAGGTGGTAAAGTTGTATTAACTACTAAATTAACAAAAACAGAATTAGCAGGTTTACAAGTCGTAATGAATTATGATGAATCTAAATTAACATTGGATAATGTAATATTTGATACAGGTAATACCATCACTAATTTCTCTACACATGAAAATGGTAGATTAACGTTTGGTTCTATTGACCAATTAAAAACTGCAAGAATTAAAGTAGGGACTCCTTACAAATTGATTTTTACACCAAAAACACCTTTAACAAATACTGCAGGATTATTCTACTTCGTTCTTTCAGATGCAGTAGATTCAAAGGGTAACAAAATTGACTTAATAGTTGAATAAGATATGAAAAAAATATTAGTTACATTATTATTATTAACATCATTTTTAGGGTTCGGACAGAGTGTATCTGCTCCGGACTCTAAATCATTTACACAATCCACTAATGGACAAGATGCAAGTGGATTCGTATTGAGTGGGTTTAGTTCAACATCAACTTTATTAGCATCAATCAGTTTAGTAAATCCACCTTCAGGTACAACATTCGTATTAAATACAACAACAGGTTTAACTGCAGCAAGTGGATTTACCTTAAATGGCAATAAAACTCGTTTAGTGGTATCTGGTACGATGGATAATATCAACACTGCATTATCATCTTTAAAGATAAATACGGGTTCGGTAGTAGGAAGTGTTCAATTATCCATAGCAGCAACTGTAAACCCTGTTGGTTATTTTTACAATGGTGTTAATGGACACTTTTATAGACCAATATCAAGTGGAGCAACTTATTCTAATGCAAAGTTATTATCATCACAACAAACATTCAAAGGTCAGCAAGGATATTTGGTAACAATAACATCTGCTTCGGAAGATGCTTTTATATATGCAAACGTCCCACAAGCTAGTATTTGGTTTGCATTAACTGATGAATTAACCGAAGGTCAATGGAGAATTGATGCAGGTCCTGAAGCAGGAACTTTAATAAAAACCTCAAACGGACAACTTAGTGGAAATATAGTAGGTCAATATAATAATTGGGCAGGTGGTGAGCCAAATAATAGTGGTAATGAAGATTATGCAGTAACAAAATGGGGAGGTGGGTCTCAATGGAATGATTTACCAAATAATTTTAGTTGTGCATATGTAGTTGAATTCGGAACTTGGTCTAATCCAGATGATGCAACATTTACGGAATTTTATACCAATAGTGTATCTCATTCAAATGGAGAAGTTTTATCTGCAAAATTCAATATTGATTTCGGTGGTAATGTAGATGAAACTAAATTTTCAGCAAAAGGATACACCTACACTAACAATAATTGGAATATAGTAAATGGAACTGCTAAACAATTGAGTGGATTAGGTAAAGTAGATTTGACAAGTTTATTAGATACTGCTAAAATATCAAATGGTGGAGTAAGAGCAACAACTACAACCGGTGGAGTGGAATGGTGTGTAATTTATGATTATGATGTAATTAATCAAAGATATCGAATCGGAATTGATAGTAGGGAAGTAAATGGGATTTTATCAAATCCATCTACGATTAGTAGTTTACAATTATTTGATTTATGGAACGGACCTGTAACATTTAATTCATATGACCCAAATGGTTGGACAGAAGTTTATGTTTATACTTCAACTCAATTTAATTTTAGTGGTTCATCATTTGCATCGTTTATTAGGTCAGGTAATGGTGCATATGGATTAAGAGCAGAATTTACATTTTCACCAATTGAATCATATAAACCACATGGTATCGAATTGATTCCAAATTCACAAACAGAATTAAATACATTATATAGTAATATCGTAGGTGTATCTGATGTTTACATTGCATTTAAGGAATTAGCAAATGGTGGGTTATTTGGAAACCAAAGTGGATTAGAATTTACATCTGGTCTACAATATATGAACGCAGATGTGGATGGTAATGGTGTGTTTGATGAATCGGACACATATAAACTTCTTCAACATTTAACAGGTGTTCAACCTCTCACACAATATTCTGCATTAACTTATTTGATGAAATTGTATAGTAAATCAGATTATGATGCTATTACAAAATCTAATTGGAATACTCAATTTAATTCAACTCGTAATTTATTCCCATTCACATTGAGTGGAATGAATAACACCTATAATATGAATGTAACTTGGTTAGGTGATGTAAATCTATCCCATTCAGCACAACAAACTACATCTGTCATTTCAACTAATAGTTTGAAAACGATGAGTTTAAGTGTAAATTCAGTTTCTAATCAAATTAACGCATCACTTATGGGTGAAAACGTTGGTGGTAAATTGGTTGTCACCATATCAATAGACCCATTACAACAAGAATTAGTTGGAACACAATTTAAGTTAAACTATGATAATACTTCATTGGAATTCCAAAAAATAGAATTCACTACAAAAGGTAATCCTACAAATTTTGGAACTGATAAAGGTGATTATATAACTTTAGGTTCGTTGATTACCGATGGTTCAACTTTATTAGATAAGACAACAGAATATAAAATAACATTTTTACCAAAAATAGGATTGGGTAGTGTATTGGGATTATCATCAATATCAGCAACAGATGCAGTTAATAAAAGTGGAACACAATTAAAAATAAAGGTAAACTAATGAAAAAAATACTATTTATATGTATAATTTTAATGTGGGGTTGTAGTAAACCAGAAATACCATTTCCAGAAGTTATGGCTAAAGATGATATATTTAGTGTAACTGAAAGTAATGTTTCAAATGGTCAATCTATACACTTTGATTTACCCACTGCAGGAGTATATTATCTAACTTTAATTGATAAAGAAAGTGGACAAGTGATAAGTAGAGAAAAATTCACAGGTCAATATGGTGAAAATGTAAAGAAAATATACACTAAATCAATTTCGGTTAAATACTTATATTTGTTATTGGAAGATGTTACTAAAAAAGAAATAAGTAAAACAACGATAATAATCAATTAGGAGAACCGATGAAAAAAATATTTATATTAGTATTATTTACTACTTTATTAGTAGGATGTAGTAAAGAAGATTTCATACCAATGCCGGAATCTGCATCCGAAGAACTTAAAATGACAAGTTCAGTAGGTATTAAATTACAAACACCATTTGTAACTTCTGAAGTTGCAATGAATGTGAAAACTGAAACGGCAGGTTCGGTAACAATAAAAATATTTGATATTGCTAACAGAGTAGTATCTAAAGAAACTATGAATGTAGTAGCAGGAGATAATGTGCTTAAAGTATATACAACTGCATTACCATCATCTGCATATAGAATTGGATTATTCGATGCAAGTGGTAAACAATTAGGGGTTACGGATTTTAACAAACTATAATTTAAAAATGAAGGAATAAAATTATGTTACTAAAAAAAGGAGATAATAACGAGAATGTAAAATTATTACAAACAAAACTCGGATTAGAACCAGTAGGTAATTTCGGACCAAAAACCGAAGAAGCTGTAAAAGCATTTCAAAAGAAAAATGGATTAACTGCAGATGGTATTGTAGGTGATGGGACGTGGGGTAAGATTATGGGAACAACTCCTACACCGCAACCAATCGTAGCAACTCCACAACCCGTAGTATCAACTCCAACCCCGCAAGTTGCAGGATTGAAATTGGATAAACTTAAAGGACACGTTCCTCAAATAGTAATAGATTCAATTCCAGAAGTTGCAATTAAGTTTGGAATCAATACTCCATTAAGAGTTGCACATTTTTTAGCACAATGTGGACATGAGAGTGGTGGATTCAAAGTAACATCTGAAAATCTAAATTATTCGGCAAAGGGATTGAGAGGTATCTTTAAAAAATATTTCCCAACTGATGCAATTGCAAATGCATATCAACGAAATCCACAAAAGATTGCAAACAAAGTTTATGCAAATCGTATGGCAAATGGTTCGGAAGCAAGTGGAGATGGATACAAATTCAGAGGTAGGGGATATATCCAATTGACAGGCAAAGAAAACTATACTGCATTCGGTAAATCAATCGGTGTAGATATTCCAAACAACCCAGATTTAGTAGCCTCTAAATATGCATTAGCATCAGCAGCATGGTTCTTTTCTAAGAACGGATTACATAAGATTGCAGATGAAGGTGCAAGTGATGTAGTTGTAACTAAAATCACAAAAAGAGTAAATGGTGGAACAATTGGTTTACCAGATAGAATTAAACATTTCAAAGAATATTATCATTTATTAGCATAAGGAGAAAATCAAAATGGCAGAAGAAAAAGAAGAATCAGCAGGAACATCAATTAAAAGTATTTTAATTGGATTAGTAAGCACAATTACATTAGGTGTAGGTGGGTTTATCACTAACAAATTAACAGGCGAAGGTGATGCAGAACCAGCTCCGGTACAACAAGCAGCACCGGTAATTAACATTACACAAAATCAAACACAACAACAATCTGCTGGAAAGACAGTGATTATCAAAGAAAAAGCAGTTCCTGCATCTAGCGGTTCACAACCACAACCACAGGCAAAACCAAAGCCAAAAGAAAAAGAAGATGAGGAGTGGTAGAAAATAAAAAATAAAGGTTGTATTAATTGTTTCATAGAGGAGTTATGGTAAACCAAAAAAAGGAGAAACAAATAATGGCATTTAAAGACATTTTTAAAGACAACAATGAATATAACGAAAAATCAATCGTTGGATTCGCATCATTCGCAGTAATGGTAGTATTTGCAGCTGCAGATATAGTAACGGGTATTATGGGACAGACATTGGAAATTAGTGATACTATTTTCAATTCATTTGTAATAATCACATTAGGTTCATTTGGTATCGCTGAGGCTGGTAAAGTTTTTGGTGGTAAAAAAGAATCCGATTCTAATGAAGAAGAATTAGGATAATTAATATGAAAACGTTACTACAATATTGGAAAGACAACCAGCAATGGTTGGCTTTCTTGTTAATGATAATATATCTAAATGGGTTTTTTATTATTTTAGAAGAACAAATGAGAACTATATATTGGTTACCAATTATATGGTTAGTTCAATTTTTTGGATTGGCTGGTTGGTATTCATATGTTGCTAATAAAAAAGGTTGGAAACTTCCTAAAGATATAAAAGATACACATAGTTAAGAATAAAGGATACTACATGAAAAAACTTATATTAGTAATAGTATGCATACTATTTACTCAAATCACATTTGCACAGATTGGGACTATTAAAGCAGAAAAATATCAATCAGAGTTTGAGAAGAAACAATCAATTGAAGATGTTTCGGATTATGATGGTAAACCAATCCCAATTGCTCTCTTAAACATTTCCGCAACAGATGAAGTATATCAAATGTGGCCAGATTTAAAAGATGCTAGAATTGGATTAGGTGTAACTAATATGGTAATTGAGTATTTAGAATATACTAACAGATTTCAATTCGTAGAAGAAAAATCTGAAATTAAAAACAGAATGAAAGACCAATGGAAAGCATCTAAGAAAGGTGTATCCGAAAATGAGGTTTATGGGTTTGGTAAAATCAAATTAGCAAATTATTTTGTCACAATTGAAATTTATGATTTTTCAGTATCAGAGGATGAAGTTCTTTCTTTAAAGGAAGGTTCTAAACAAACTCAAACAACTCGTTTAGGTCTTCAGGTTCGTTTCACTAATGCAATTGATGGAACTTATTTCGTAGGTTCTGGATTAGGTGAAGCAAATACAGTCAAAACTCAAGAAGGATTATTGGGGTTAGATGTTGAAGAAATTAAATTTAGACAATCTGCAATCGGAGTAACTACTCGTAAAGCATTAGAAACTGCATCTGCACGCATTGTAAGTAGATTAATTAAAAAAGGTGTATTTCCTAACTAAATGTGATAAAAAAATTATTATTCATATTACTACTAACCTTCATAGGTTTGAGTGGATACGGTCAAACTACGTTCACTCAAACCTTTGTTGATAGATGCACGGGTGATGTAAAGGTAGTTACGGCAACATTTGTAAATGGTAGAGCAACCGTTGCATTTTATAATCGAATTAGAGTATTTACTCAACAAGAAGTTACAAACGGAACACTTCAAATGTGGTTAACCGAAACTTATAATTGGTGGTATGCACTTTCACCATGTTCGGTTGCAACTCAACAAGCACAACAAGCCCAACAAACTGCACAACAAGCACAACAAGCAGCTCAAACCGCATCTCAAGCAGCATCACAGGCTGCAAGTGCTGCATCTCAAGCAGCATCTGCAACTTCAAACATTCCATCAGTTCCGGTAGTTAATACACCACCACCTCCACCACCTGCAAGTAATAGTTCTTCACCACCTCCTGCACAAAGTGGGGGTAGTTCATCATCTTCATCAAGTAGTAGTTCTTCTTCATCTTCGTCACAAAGTGAGGGTAATTCTTCTTCATCTTCGTCACAAAGTGAGGGTAGTTCATCTTCAAAATCGGAAACGAAGAGTGAAACTAAATCCGAATCTAAATCAGAAAGTAAATCTGAAAGTAAGAGTGAGGAAAAGAAAGAAGAATCTAAATCGGAAACTAAAGAAGAAAAAAAGGAAGAGAAAAAAGAGGAAACTAAGGAAGAGAAAAAGAAAGAAGACGATAAGAAAAAAGAAGATAAGAAAAAAGAAAAACAACAAAAACGTGCATCTGCACCACCAATGATGGTAAGTGGTGATATGATTGGTATGCAAAGTTTAACAGGTGGAATCGATGCAGTTCTTTCCGTTGGGGTATCTAAATCATCAATATTTGGTGATAGAAGTTATAACGCAGGAACAATGATTTGGTCTAACCTAAGACAATTCAGTTTATCCGCATCAACTGCTAAAATTTATATGACATCTGATTATAAAGTAAGTGGGATTGAATCTATTTCAGCATCATACTCAAACAATTTCGGCACAAATGCAACATCGATATCAATGAGTTGGATAGAACCAATGAGTGGTAGAAAAGGAACATTTGGTATTGGATTCAATGGTTCTGCAGTATGGGGTGAAATGTTGGATTATGGAACATATACAATTGGTTGGAATGCATTATACACAAACTCATTTAAAGTAGGAAAGAACATAACATATTCTCCAGCTTTTATCGTAACCAACACACCCGTTAACGCAGTAAATCAAATGCAAGAATTTAATGGAGATGTTATGTTTATATCATCAAACGGGTTTACTATACAATTAACCAAACGTTTTATAGTAAATTTCAATTGGACGGGTATAAAATCCACAAATGAAATGTTACCATTGATAAATTCATTTATTATTGGATCAAAAATTAATTTATAATATACTTAAATAAAAGATAGTTACGTTTATAATGAAAAAAGCAATATTTTTAGGAGCATCAAATACACATGGGGTTGGGTTACATTGGTTTAGAGATGTATATGAATTTGAAGAAAATATAGATTTCCGATTTCCATTCGACCCTAGCATCGAAGATACCATATTCATAGAAGAAAATCGATTTTCAAAACAACTTTCAAAATATTTAAATGTTGAAGAAATAAATCTCTCTAGAGCAGGTGGTTCTCCTGCAGAAGCGTTATATTTACTTTCACAAGAAGATTTATCTGATGTTGAATACATAGTATTTGAATTATCTGGCATTTACAACTACTTTGATAGATTTTTTCATGCTAATTCTACTGCATCAGAAAAAATACCAAGAACACCATCTGAAATTGAATCATTTTTAACTAATAATAAAAATGATAATACCGAAATAAAAAACAAAATTATCGAATGGATTATAAACTATAATCCGCGTGAATTTATGAATGCAGTTTTTATAAAACTCAACGATTTTATAAATGCAAATTCACATATAAAATTTTCAATACTAATTTGGAGAGATGTTTTAGATTTTACCAATATAAATTTACAATTTTTAGAAAAACATATTGTAAAATTTCCTCTACTAAACGATGAAACTAATATTTTAGTTGAAAAATATTTAATTGAAAATAAAAACATAATTCATGATGAATTTAAGTGGATTGATAAATTTCCATTACCACCAACTATGAAAGAATTACACCCATCGTTAAATGGCCATAATAAAATATTTGAAATACTAAAAAGTTACATAGATGAAAGAAACACTCTTAATAATTGGAGATAGTTTTGCTGCTGATTGGAGTAGTAAATCAAACTCGTTGGGTTGGGTAAATAAATTAGAATTTGATTACGATGTAACTAATTTAGCACAAGCAGGAGTTAGTGAATATAAATTGTATTTACAATTACAATCGGTGAATCCCAAAAACTATGACCATATAATTGTATCACATACATCAGCATACAGAATACCAATCGAAGAACATCCTATTCATAAGGGTGATTCACTTCATAATGATTGTGATATTATCTTTTCAGATGTCAAAGAACATTTAGAAAATCCAATAATGAAAACTGCATATGATTTTTATTCTGAAATATTTTACGCAGATTATTTTGTATTTATTAATGATTTGATTTTTGATAAGATATACAAAGAAATCCCATCAGCAACACATATAACCTTCTTTGATTCATTTTATTCAGATAAAGTAATCAAATTCGAAGAAATATTTTTAAAACATCGAGGCTATACCAATCATTTAACTGATAAAGGTAATGAATATATCTACGATAATATTAAAAAATTGTTAGGTAAATAAACCTATAAATAAACATTTCTATATTTATATAAGTTAAAATATAGAGAATACAAAGGAACAAATTATGAAGTTATCACAAGTAAAATCGGCAATAAAAGAAACAATTAGAGAAAAATTTAAACAATCTCTAACAGAAGCATCATATAACTTAGGTAGTGAGCAATATACTAAGAGAAATATGACACCAGTTCAAATATTAGATTTGGCAATGGCATATGCAAAAGTACCAGGTAAAGGTAATCCTATGTATGGTAAGAAAATGTCAAAGATGATAGTTGTTGCTAATGATTTGGCTAGATTAAACGGAACTATTCAACAAGACCATAGAATTCGTACTAAAGAACCTGCACTTATATTAAGTTTGTTGAAAAATAAATTAGTTTCCAAAGAAGAATACGTTGAATTATATAACAATTTACTACAAAAACAAATTAGTGTGATTGCTGCTTTGAAAAACGCAGACCCCGCATCAAGAATAGTGGGTGGTGCTGCAGCAAGACAAGCACACAAAGATATGAAGGGTGAGTTTGAAGAATCCGTAAACGAAGTAAAATATCCAACTGATTTAAAAATAGGTTCGGTTATTAAAGGACAAGGGTTTACTCGTTTAAAAGGAATTGATGGTGGTAAATACTATAAGATTGTTGATATGGATGATACCACTGCAACATTGACTAGAACTGACCCATCAGGAAAAGTAAGTTCACCAACTAAAGTTAGACATAAATTAGATTCAATCGAAGCCGGTATCAAAACTGCTAAGAGAGGTGATGAAAACGGAATCGTTGTAATCAAAGAATCAGTAAACGAAT